GTATACCTTCTTACCAAATTAAAATGGTAGGTGGAGTTACTGTTCAACAAGCATCAATTCCATTAAACCACATAAACGTTCAAAGATATGTAAAAGGTAAAACAACCTGGGATCCAATCAATATGACATTATTTGACCCAATTACACCTTCTGGTGCACAAGCAGTAATGGAGTGGGTAAGATTACACCACGAATCAGTAACAGGTAGAGATGGTTATTCTGATTTTTATAAAAAAGATTTAACACTAAACGTCTTAGGACCTGTAGGTGATATAGTTTCTGAATGGATTATGAAGGGAGCTTTTATTACATCTGCAAACTTTGGAGATTATAGCTGGGATGAAGAAAGTGCTGCCCAAAATATAGAAATAACAGTTCAACCAGATTATTGCGTGTTGAATTTCTAAAAATATTTATTCCTGAATATTTCCTGAAAAGAGGCTTGGCTTTGTCAAGTCTCTTTTTTATATTGATATGTATAATAAACAATTACAGTTATTTAAAATAAATTATGGCAGAATTTAAGTTACCAACAGAAGTTATAGATTTACCATCTAAAGGTTTACTCTATCCAGAAAATAGTCCTTTATCTGACGGAAAAATTGAAATCAAATACATGACGGCTAAAGAAGAAGATATATTATCTAATATAGCCTATATTCAAAAAGGTATTGTATTAGATAAACTATTTGAATCACTTATTGTAAGTAAAATTAATTATGATGATTTACTAATAGGAGATAAAAATGCAGTAATGATAGCAGCAAGAGTATTAGGATATGGTCCAGATTATAGATTTCAGTATAATGGAGAAGAAAATACTATTAATTTAGCTGAATTAGAAAACGTTAAAGTAGATGAAAAATCATGGAATAGAGAAAATAAATTTAATTTTACATTCCCAAATTCAAAAACAGAAATTACTTTTAAGTTATTAACTCATGGAGATGAAATGAAAATAAATGAAGAAGTAGATAGTTTAAAAAAGATAAAAAAAGATTCTGATGCTACTATTTCTACTAGATTAAAACATCAAATTACTAGTGTAGCAGGAGATTCATCTCAAAAAGCAATACGTGATTTTGTAGATAATTATTTATTAGCTCGAGATGCTCGAGCATTAAGAGAACATATAAAAACAATCAACCCAGACTTAGATCTGACTTTTTTTCCCCAAGGAACAGGTAAAAGAGTCTCAATCCCAATTGGACTCACGCTTTTTTGGCCTGACTCTGAGTAACGCTGCAGAGTATAGGAAAAATTTATTTACCCAAATACATAACATAGTTTACCATGGTGGTGGAGGCTATGATTTTGGTACTGTATATAACATGCCTATTTGGTTAAGGAAATTTACCTTTAAAGAAATAGACGATTTTATTAAAGAAAAAAACAAAAGAATAGAAACGGCTAATAAAGGTAGTAATAAACAAAATGTTTTATCAAGTTCGGGAAAAATTAATCCCCCTAAATTTGCTAATAAAACAAAATATAAATAAAAGTTTTATCATTTAATATTTATAATAAAACAATTTAAGTGAGTAAAAAACTTGAGAACATAAAAGCCGAAAATAAGGCACTCCAGGAACAGAATGCACTTCTAGCAAAAAATGTTGGTCTATCAGAACAGGCATTAGATGAAAGTAGAGATTTTTCTAATGTATTAAGAGATCAAGCTAAACAACTCCAATTCCAAACTACTGAAAGAAGAGAACTTCTTAATGTTGTAAATCAAATTAATAAAATTGCAACGGACTCTTTTGCTATCCAGGGTAAAGAATTAGGTTTAAAGAAAACTAATCAATCTATTACTCAAAATATACAAAACCTAGAAAAAAAAATAGTTACTCTAGGAACTTTAAGAAATAAAATTGGTGAAAAAGGAAGTCAATTCCAAAAAGACATTAATGAATCAATTGATGGATCTGTAGTTTCAACCAAAAATTTAATAAAAGAATTAAAATTAACACGAGATATATCTAAAGAAGTATCAGATGATTTAGGTGTTAAAACTTTTGGGGGTATAGCTGATATAGCAAAATTAATTCCTGGTTTAAATAGATTCTCTGAACCATTCCAAGCAGCAGCTGACGCCGCAAGAACACATAAGGCGGAACAAATGACCATGCTCAAAACGGGTAAAGGTTTAAATGCTGCTAAAATAGAAGAACTCGGACTTACAGATAAACTTACAATTACAAATAAAAATGGTCAGAAACAGTTATTAACAGGTAAGGCAGCAGGTAA